ACAATAAAACAAACTAAAATAGGCATATATCAACGGGGGGTACCCCATAACTAAAAGGAAACGATATGTACGACGAATATGTAGCCGCGGTAAAGAAATGGATTGATACAGTTGAGGCTGTTGCGCAAGGTAACCAGTTTTGGCTAGACCACTTTATTTCTTCTTTAAAGCAATACGTAAAACCAAAAGCCAAATAAAAAAAAACCCCCGGGCGTTTTAAGTCCGGGGGCTAAACCATCACAACAAAGGAGATTTACGTACGACCCAAACGAAGGAGGAAAAGCCATACGTGCGCATAGTATAACGCAAAACTAAAAAAGTGTACTATACTACACACATTCGTGACCCCAACCACGCAACCAAAGGGAATACAGTTTTGTTACTAGAACACCTAGTTTCAGCAGATGAAGCCGATTTTACTCCTGACGTTCAGTCAGATGCTGGGGGCTTCGTACCTTTAGAAAAAATCAACGCGCCCCAAACTCTTGGAGCGCAAAAGCAAACGGCGGACTGGTTAAATCAGTTTGCCTCCGAAGAAGAAGACCAAGAAGTCTTATCAAAAGCGCAGGAACAACAAGTGGCCAACGCGTTTGCGGCCCTAACAACTAATTCCCCCGACGCAAAAAACCAACTGCTTAACTTACAAGCCCCAGAAGAAATTGTTAATGCCGTAGCTATGGTGACGGGGTATCAGTGGGAGTTTGTAAAGCAGGCCAACGAGCTACGTTCAATGAGCGTAGCAAAAATAGTAAAAGAAACTGACCACCCTGATGCCCGAATCAGATTAAAAGCTTTGGAGTTGCTTGGGAAGGTAACAGAAGTTGCCCTGTTTACAGATCGCGTTGAAGTAAAAAGCACAGAAGTGTCTGATGAAGATTTGGAAAAGCGCATTCGGGAGAAGTTGGCTAAGTACATGGGCAAGGCTGAGGTGGTAGAAGTCGATGAAATTGAAGTTGTAGAGAAAATTGTTGCGCCAAAACAACACATTGACGACACCGACGAATGAAACTGGACTATTTAACCCCAGAAGAAGCGTTAGCTGCACAGATGGCGCTCAAAGACATGACGACTGTTGAGAAAGCGATGTTCTTAGCAGACTTAGAAGAGCAGGAAAACCGAGCCAGTCTTAAAAAAGCCCAGCAAGATCCGATTGATTTTGCAAAACACGTATATCCGGGGTTTAAAGTAGGGCCCCACCACCGCAAGTTGGCTAAAATTTTTGAAGACGTATTGGCTGGCAAGAAAAAACGGGTGATTATTAACATCGCACCGCGTATGGGTAAGTCTGAGTTCTCGTCTTATCTGTTTCCGGCGTTCTATCTAGGCCAGGACCCCACTAAAAAAATCATTATGGCTACGCATACGGCGGGCTTGTCTGAAGACTTTGGTCGAAGAGTGAGGAATTTAATTGAATCCGAAGAATATAAAGAGGTGTTTCCGAACACGGTTGTCGCGGACGACCAAAAAGCAGCAGGTAAGTGGTCGACGGGAGCTGGTGGTCAGTATTACGCTGTTGGTGTTGGCGGCGCTCTTGCCGGTCGTGGTGCTGATTTGTTCGTTATTGATGACCCCCACTCCGAGCAAGACATTAAAGCGAATAGTAGAGCTACCTTTGATAATGCGTGGAGCTGGTTTCAAACCGGTCCCTTGCAGCGACTAATGCCGGGGGGTGCGATCATTGTTATTATGACGCGCTGGTCTTTGGTAGATTTAACTGGGCGGCTAGTGAACTTCACTATACAAAACCCGGAAGCAGAACCTTGGGAAGTTGTTGAGCTGCCAGCCATCCTGCCTAGCGGAAAAAGTCTTTGGCCTGAGCAGTGGCCACTCGAGCAGTTAGAAGCTAAAAAACTTCAGATGGACCCACGGTACTGGAACGCGCAGTACATGCAGAACCCCACAGGCGATACAAGCGCCGTGATTAAAAGAAGTGACTGGCGCATATGGGAGAAAGAAACCCCACCGGACGTTGAGTTTGTGATCCAGTCATGGGATACGGCGTTTGAAGTTAAGACCACATCGGACTATAGCGCCTGCACAACATGGGGTGTTTGGTACAACGAGGAGGAAGGCAATGCCCCTCAGTTGATTCTATTAGATGCGTTCAAAGACCGGATGACGTTCCCAGAACTAAAAGCTACGGCGTACAAACACTGGAAAGAATGGGACCCTGATGCGTTCATCATCGAGAAAAAAGCGTCTGGTGCTCCGTTGATTCAAGAACTTAGACGCATGGGCATACCTGTGCAAGAAACCAACCCAAGCCGAGGTAATGATAAAATCGCCCGTGTAAATGCAATCAGTGACTTGTTTGCCTCTGGAGCTGTGTGGGCGCCTGACCGTCGTTGGGCTAAAGATGTGATTGAGGAAGTTGCCGCGTTCCCTGTAGGCGAGCATGATGACTATGTGGATACGGTATCTCAAGCCTTGCTACGCTATAGGCAGGGCGGGTTTGTAACATTAAGTTCTGATATGGCGGAAGAATCAGCGCAGTATAGACGGAGAAGGAGCTACTACTGATGTACATGCTAAGCAAACTAGAGATTTTATATAAAGCCGTTGAACGGGCTAAACGTATTGAGGCGTACGGCGACCAGCTGATAATGCTTAAAAATGTTAGAACAGCTAACGATGGTAAGACTCTTAAAGACTGGCAAGATGCGTTTGCGTACGAAGCGCTGCGGGTTTACCCTAAAATGGTTGAGTTTGTTGAAGAAGTCGCTAAGCATAATTTTGCTTTAGAAGACCAAGTGCGCGAACTAAAAATAAAGATCCTTGAACTAGAAGACCAAGCTAAAACAAAATAATGCTAAACAACTACTACTACGTCTCCGAGAAAGTTATTCCACGTTCTATGTGCGAATACATCATTAAAACTACACCTTGGGATCAAGCGCACAATGCCAAAGTTGGGCGCGACCAAGAAAACCGTGTGGAAAATCCCACTCGTAAAACAGATATAGCGTTCCTAACGCCCATGAGCATCATTGGTTGCGTACTTCAAACCCACATAAACGCCGTAAATAAGATAGATTGGCGCTTTGATATTGATGGGGTAGAGGATATTCAGATAGCCAAATACCAGAACGGCGGACATTATAAATGGCATATTGATAGTTTTCCACCCGATAAAGCGAATAAACAGCGTAAACTATCGGCTATAGCATTCTTAAGTAATCCGGATAGTTTTGAAGGCGGTAATTTAGAACTGGCCATAAACCCAAATCTAAATCCTAAGCTGCCACAAGGAAGCATAATTATTTTTCCTTCCGTTTTAGAGCACCGCGTTACCGAAGTTACTAAAGGCAAACGATACACAGCAACATGCTGGGCAACTGGTCCAGCTTTTAAATAGGACATATTATGGCAGTCGACAAAAGTTTATACCGTGCTCCGCAAGGATTACAAGAAGAAGATGGGCAACCCGATTTAGAAATTGAAATCGAAGACCCGGAGGCCGTTCATATTGGCATTGACGGTATGGAAATTGATATTGAGCCAGCCGAAGACCCAGAGTTTGATACTAACTTAGCGGAAGAAATGGATGAAGGCGAGCTAGAGAGTCTAGCTTCCGAATTAGCTGGCGATATTGATAATGACCTGAACTCCCGCAAAGACTGGGAGAAGATGTACAAAGACGGTATTACTTTGCTTGGCCTGAAGTTTGAAGAACGCGTAGAACCTTGGGATGGCGCTTGTGGTGTATTCCACCCAATGATTACAGAAGCAGTTGTACGTTTCCAGTCCGAAACAATTATGGAAACTTTCCCAGCGTCAGGCCCAGTTAAAGCGGCAATTATTGGTAAAGATAGCCAAGAAAAAATTGAAGCTGCTCAGCGCGTAGAAGAAGACATGAACTACCAGCTGACTGAAAAGATGCCTGAGTTCCGTAATGAGCATGAACGCATGCTATGGAACTTACCATCTGCTGGTTCTGCTTTTAAGAAGGTTTATTACGACCCAAGTATTGGCCGTCAGATTTCTATTTTTATTCCTGCTGAAGACATTATTCTTCCATATGGCGCCAGTGAGATTGCATCATGCTACCGTGTAACGCACCGCATGTATAAGACTAAGAATGAGCTGACCAAACTAATGTACGCTGGCTTTTACCGTGATATTGATGTTGGTGAGCCACAGCGTTTCCGTACAGAGATTCAGGAAAAGAAAGACAAAGAAACAGGATTTACTGCAACCCATGACGAGCGCTACGAGTTGTATGAGTGCCACGTCGATTTAGACTTGCCCGGTTATGAAGATGAAGAAGACGGAGAGAAAACTGGAATTGCTCTGCCTTACGTAGTTACATTAATTCGCGGCTCAAACAAGATTCTGGCAATTCGCAGAAACTGGAAAGAAGATGATGACCTTAAACTTAAAAGGCAGCATTTCGTACATTACCAATACATCCCCGGATATGGCGCTTATGGCTTTGGTCTTTTTCACCTTATTGGTGGATTTGCTAAGTCAGCCACTTCTATTTTGCGTCAGTTGGTTGATGCCGGTACTCTTTCCAATTTACCAGGTGGCCTTAAGTCTCGCGGATTAAGAATCAAAGGCGACGATACTCCTATAGCGCCGGGCGAGTTCCGTGACGTTGACGTTGGTTCTGGTTCAATCCGTGACAACATTCTGCCACTTCCTTACAAAGAGCCATCTGCAGTATTAGCTGGTTTGATGGATAAGATTATTGAAGAAGGTCGTCGCTTTGCGTCTACTTCTGATATGCAAGTTGCTGACATGTCAGCCAACGCACCTGTCGGTACAACATTGGCTATTCTGGAAAGAACGCTGAAAGTAATGAGCGCGGTTCAGGCTCGTGTGCATTATGCACTTCGCCAAGAACTAAAACTGCTAGCCGGTATTATCCGCGACTATACTGAAGAAGACTATAACTACGAACCAGAAGAAGGCCCTGTTTCTGCCAAAAAATCTGACTACAGTTTGGTTGATGTAATCCCAGTTTCAGACCCTAATGCAGCTACGTTGTCACAACGGGTAGTCCAATACCAAGCCGTTATTCAGCTTGCGCAATCAGCACCACAAATCTACAATCTTCCACAGCTACATCGGCAAATGCTTGATGTTATTGGTATTAAGAATGCCGACAAACTTGTTCCTTTGGATGATGACCAGAAGCCCCGTGACCCTGTAGCAGAAAATATGGCCGCCCTTAAAGGTAAGCCAATGAAAGCGTTTATGTATCAGGACCACGAAGCGCACATTAAGGTCCACACTTCTGCTATGCAAGACCCGTTAATTATGCAGTTGATTGGGCAGAACCCACAGGCACAAGCCATTCAAGCTGCAATGGAATCACATATTGCAGAACACCTTGGATACGCTTATAGAGCTAAGATCGAAGCTGCCTTGGGCGCTCCGTTACCTGATCCAGAAGACGATATCCCACAAAGCCTTGAAGTTCAGATTTCTCGTTTGGTCGCCCAAGCTGCCCCACAAGTATTGGCCCAAAGCCAAGCTACAGCTGCTCAGCAACAAGCACAGCAAAATGCCCAAGACCCTGTTCTACAAGCACAGTTAATTGATCAGCAAGTTAAACAAGGTGAACTTGAACGCAAGAAAGCAAAAGACGCAGCTGATAATGCATTCCGTGAACAAGAACTGCAACTTAAGGCACAGCAAATGCATAGTGAAAAAGTGCAAAAAGCTGTTGGCGTTGCTACAGACTTTATTGATAAGCAACAAATGCACCACGATACCTTCCGTACTAATGCTACACAAGGCCTTTTGAAAGTTGCAGATATTGCTCAAAAGGATAAGCACAAACAGATAGATACCGCGGCGGATTTGTTTAAGCACCAGACTAATCTTTTACAGCAACACCAAACCCCTGAAGGAGGCACTGAAGAGTGATCGATCTACTAACGGCTCAGTTCGTAGCCGCAATGCGTGACAAGTTGCGCACAGATATGAACAACTACACTGATGATTTGGCAAATGGTCAGTGTTCTAGCTTTGAGCAGTACAAAGAGCTTTGCGGAGTGATTCGAGGTCTAGCTTTCGCAGAGCGCCACTTACTTGACCTCGCTGACAAACTGAAAGAAGACAACGATGAGTGAAACCATCGCATTACCACCGGAAGGGTTAATCCTGCCACCGGGCGTAGTATCTCCAACTTCACAGGCGGAGCAAGCAGCAATGGACGAAGCAGATATCGCTAATGAGCAAGCAGCAAAACAACTACCTGATCCAAAAGGGTGGAAAATTTTATGCGCTCTGATTGAAGCTAAGGACGAGTTCGAGAACTCACTGATTAAAAAAGCAAAAGAAACTATGAAGATCGAAGAACAGACTTCTCCAGTTTTATTTGTTTTAAAGATTGGCGATCTCGCTTATAAAGACGAAACAAAATTTCCAACAGGTGCTTGGTGTAAAGAGGGTGATTTTGTTATCACTCGGGCGTACTCAGGAACCCGTGTAATGATTTACGGAAAAGAGTTTCGGATTATCAACGACGACCAAGTAGAAGCAGTTGTCGAGGACCCAAGGGGAATCACGCGTGCGTACTAGAACTGAATATCTTAGAGCTTGGAGAGCCGCAAACCCTGAAAAGGTTAAAGCGGCTAAACGAAAGTATTACTCTTCTGAAAAAGGTAAAGCACAAAAACGGAAAGAAGACGCAGCCTATGTAGCAGCTGGTGGTAAGGCAGCATATGAAAAACGTAGAAGTGCTAAACCGCTTTCTGAAGCTAGAAAACAAGCAAAACTTAGATACCAGATAGTTCGCCGTAGTTTTGAAAAGAACTTACCCGAGTTTGACAGGCTAGTTCTTACTGAAGCAGTCGATCTTATGCGTAAGCGCAGCGCTATTACAGGCTTTTCTTGGCATGTAGACCACATTGTTCCTGTGTCAAAAGGCGGTTTAAGCGTAGCTAGCAACTTACAAGTAGTACCCGCCGAATGGAACCGGCGCAAGTCAAACGTACACACCGAGCGTTATTTCGGTGCTTATTAAGGAGTAGTTTATGGCACAAGAATTTAAGTTTCCAGATGAGGTGGATAGCGTAAATCCTCTGGATAATCCTACAGATGAACTGGATATTTCCGTAGAAGGGGAAGAAACAGACATCATTATTGAGGATGATACCCCCGAGAAAGACCGATTTGCCAAGCCGCTTAACCGTGAAGTTGAAGATCCTTCTGAGGAAGAAATCGAAGGCTACACCAAAGGTGTGCAGGGCCGAATCAAAGAACTGACCCATGCTCGCCACGACGAACGTCGTGCAAAAGAAGCAGCGGAACGTCAACGGGAAGAGGCTTTACGTTTAGCACAGCAAGTCCTTGAAGAGAACAAACGCTTGAAGCAGTACGTACAGACAGGCGAAGTTACCTATCAAGATATGATGAAGACAGCAGCAGAGAATAAACTCGATGCTGCGCGCCGTAAATTGAAAGAAGCACAGGAATCCTACGACACTGATGCCATCATTGCAGCTAATGAGGCATTGACTGAGGCTATGTTTGAAAAAGAAGCAGCAAAAAATTTCAAGCCAACCCCTTTACAAAACTACGAAACTCCTGTACAACTACAAACATCGGGACAAGATACACCCCAGACCGACGAAAAGACCTTGCGCTGGCAAGCAAAAAACCAGTGGTTCGGATCTCCGGGGTACGAAGATATGACAGCCTTCGCTCTTGGACTGCACCAAAAGCTAGTCTCGACGGGTGTCGACCCTCGAAGTGATGAATATTTCGACCGCATTGACGGCCGCTTAAAAAGTGTATTCCCGGAAGTATTCCAGGAACCTGAAAGTCGCAAGACTTCGGAACCAGCTAAGAAGCCATCGACGGTTGTTGCTTCTGCTACTCGTACTACGGGGGCCAAGAAGTCAGTCAAGATATCCGCTTCGGCAGCAGCACTTGCCGATAGGTTAGGAATCCCCCGCGATCTTTATGCTCAAGAATACTTAAAACAGGAGGCCAAAAATGGCTAATACACGTAATCCACGCGAGATTGAAACTCGTGAAAAAACAACCCGCAACGTTTACATACCTTCTAGCGCATTACCTGATCCGACACCGGAACCAGGCTATAGTTTTAGATGGATTGCTACAGCAATATTAGGTCAGTCTAACCAAACAAACGTTTCAACACGTTTCCGTGAAGGTTGGGAACCAGTAAAAGCTGCAGACCATCCAGAACTAATGGTGCAAGGCAATGAAAACGGCAACGTAGAAATTGGAGGCTTAATGTTGTGCAAGGTCTCTACCGAATACTTGGAATCTAGAAAACAGTACTTTGATAATCAAGCAAGGGCTCAAATGGATTCTGTGGACAATCATTACATGCGCAACAACGATCCAAGAATGCCTCTGTTTAGCGAGCGTAAAAGTTCAACAAGCCGTGGTGGTTTTGGAAATGGCAGTAAATAATTTCTAATCTAAGGAGCTTTTTATGAGCACAGTATCGGCCCCGTACGGGCTTAAACCGGTCAGTTTGATCGGCGGTCAATCCTTTACTGGCGGAACAATCCGTGAGTATTTGTTGACCACAAACAATAGCGCCGCTATTTTTACCGGCGACTTGGTGCAGTTAGGCGCGTCTGCAGCTGGACAACCTACTGTTGTAACTTCTACACCAACTACTAGCTCTGCTGGTATCGCTGGTGTTTGCGTTGGTGTTCGCTACCAGTTATCTGGCCAGCAACTCGGCTATCCTTTGTATGCTGAGTACTTGCCTGCTAATGCTGTTACAGCTGGCTACACTAACATTTTTATCCGTGTTATCGAAGACCCAGATCAACTCTACCAAGTTCAAAGCTTAGGTTCTGTTGGCTATGGCTCTATTGGTAAGACTGTTGCATTGGCAAACTTTGCAGCTGGTACAGGCGGCGCAACTGGTAATACAACTTCTGGTAACTCTTTAGTTGCATTGTCAGCTACTATCGCTAACACCAATGCATTGGCTGTTAAGATTGTTGACTTGGTTAACTCCAGCTCTACTTTCGGCGGCAATTTCCCATCTAACCCCGGTGACGCATATACCGATTGCATCGTTAAATTAAACTTTGGCGTGCATCAGTACTATCAGTCTGCTGGTACAACTAACTAATAAAGGAGCTAAATAATGGCTATTTCACGCTCGCAGCTCCTAAAAGAGTTGCTCCCAGGACTGAACGCATTGTTCGGATTAGAGTACAAGCGCTACGGCGAAGAACACAAAGAACTTTTTGAAATCGAAAGCTCTGAGCGTTCATTCGAAGAAGAAACCAAACTCTCTGGTTTCTCCGCAGCTCCAGTTAAGAATGAAGGCGGTGCTATTTCTTACGATACAGCACAAGAAGCATTCACTGCACGCTACTCACATGAAACTATTGCTTTAGGTTTCTCGATCACTGAAGAAGCGATTGAAGATAACTTGTACGACAGCTTGTCTGCTCGTTACACTAAAGCATTGGCTCGCGCCATGTCATACACCAAGCAAGTTAAAGGTGCTTCCGTTCTCAACAACGGTTTCAACGGTTCTTACTTAGGTGGTGATAACGTTTCTTTGTTCGGTGTTAACAGCTCAGGTACTGCTGTAGGTCACTCACTAGTTTCTGGTGGTGTTAACTACAACGCTCCTACAACTCCTGTTGACTTGAACGAAACTTCATTGGAAGCAGCTGTGATTCAAATCGCAGCTTGGACTGATGAACGCGGTCTCTTGATCGCAGCTAAGCCACGCAAGTTAGTTGTTCCTCCTTCATTGATGTTCGTTGCTACTCGTTTGCTCGAGACTAACCTCCGCGTTGGCACAAACAACAACGATATCAATGCAATTAAGAACAACGGCGCTGTTCCAGAAGGTTACACAGTTAACCACTTCTTGACCGACGTAAATGCATGGTTCTTGTTGACTGATGTTCCTAACGGTTTGAAAATGTTCGAACGTACTCCTCTCCAGAATTCAATGGACGGGGATTTTGACACCGGGAATGTACGCTACAAATCCCGTGAGCGTTACTCGTTTGGTTGGAGTGATCCACTGGGCGTATGGGGTTCTTCAGGTTCTTTCTAATAGAATCAAGGGCTTAGTAGTACAAGACCCCGCTCACAAGGCGGGGTTTTTTGTTTATGCTATACTACCTGTATCGTAACTCAGGAGGTACCGTGGAATATCCTAAAACCCGCAAGGAAGCTAGAGAAACAGGTGGCAAATATTACCTAACAGGGCAGCCTTGTATACGTGGGCACAAAGCGCTACGTAACCTTAGAGCTGCTTGCACAGAGTGTTTAAAGGAGGAGTGGATAAAAGACAACGCCAAACGAAGTCTTAAGCCAAAGTCGGAAGCAGCTAAAGAAGCCGGGCGCCGCTACTACGAGCGTAATAGGGCTATGGTAATTGCACGCGCTCAAGCTAGGCCTGCAGAGGAGAAAAAAGCGTATAAGAAAAAATATAAAGAAGAAAATCCAGATTTATACAAAACACTTACAAGTCTTCGCCGCCGAAGGTTTAGAGACGCAACCCCATCGTGGATTACTTATAAACAAAAAACCGAAATAATGGGGCTATACCAAATCGCTATCACTATGACTAAAACTACTGGCGAACAATATGTAGTTGATCATATAATACCGTTACATGGGGTTAATGTTTGTGGATTACACGTTCCTTGGAATCTGCGTGTTATTACCCAAGAGGAAAATTTAAAGAAGTCTAATAAAGTTTAGGAGAAGTAAATGGAAGACAGTTTTCAAATTAAATCCAGTACAGTAGCTTTTGATGATGGCGCTGTTGCAGCTAAACCTGCCGCACCAGTTGTTGAAGCTGCCCCAGTAGTAGAAGCGCCAGCTGAAGAAGCAATTGTAGATAAAGTAGTTCACGCAGTTGAATCCGCATTTACCGTTGGTGACGCTGAAGAAGTAACTAAGTAATAACAACACCCCCCAAGCCTCTTAACAATGCTCACCCCGGGGGGTTTTTTTCGTTGTAGTGATGAAGCCTGTGGCAGTTAGCGCAAAGCACAATACACTTTTTTAGTTCTTCTTTTAGTTTAGTATGTTGCCCATTTGATAGGAAGCGGTGTATGTTTCCTTCTTTTTCTTCTGGATTTACGTGGTGAAAATCAAGAGCGGCTGGGTGGCTAAACCCACATTTCGTACAAGCCAGGGTAGCTTTGTATTGCGCCCACTCTTCCTTAAATTTTTTCTTTCTTTCCGCAGTGCGAGTCTTTATTTCAGCTTGGTTTCTTAAATAGTGTTCACGGCTCTGTTGTTTGTGAAACTCTTTTTTTACGTTCTCGTCTTTGTACGGCATCTTGGTTTACCTTATATTTCCAATAGATTGCGTTACGATACGACCACTTGTTTGCGGGTATATAGATTTTGAACCCCGCATTGATAAGCGAGTTTGATGACGCTGGATTGTTTGTTGTATCGGTAATGAGCCAATTCCATCCTAAACTCCTAGCCTGTTTGATTCGTGCAAGTATAAGACGTTTTTGTAAACCGTGTCCAGTAAACCCATCCATCACACCAGCTCTACATAAGTAGCCGGTATCGGTCCATTTCGTCGAGCGCACCAGACCCGCAAAAGCGACAGGCTTCCCACATTCGGCATAAGCTATCCACCAATGGCCTCTCGTCGGTTCGTACGGTTGATCCGATGGAAGAATTTTTCTCTGGAGGAAAAGAAGGAGGCTTTGAATTGCTGGATCTCTTATGTCTACTTTTCTTACTGTGAATTTCATTTTCCATAGCCCCCCAAAATTATTTGTTGTTTTGTCTTATTTTACTTAAAAACTGTTGCACAAAAGTTAAAAACGTGTAAACTAGCACTAACTGGGTGATTGCTTACACCGCCACTGCCCCAGCAGACGATGCAACGATTGGTGTAAGTTCTTTTGCATAAGGATATTGATAATGTCACGTTCTACTTTTTCCGGTCCAATTTTAGCCGGCTCTACTCGTTTTGGTGCTTTGCGTGACATTGGCTACGCAGCTATGGCCCAATTCGCTTCTTTAACATTTACAAACACAACCGCTAATACTGCCGGTTACGCTGGTTCTTCTGGCCAATTCGTTGGTTCGAACGCTATCCCTAACAACAATGCTGTTGTTTACACACCTTCTTCTACTGTATACCCTCCTGTAGCGGCTACCCCAACAGCTGATAGCGCTACTGCAGTTTATCGTGGTTTTGTAGCATATTTACCAACTGGCTCACGTATCGAAGACTTAATTGTTGACGTTGGTGTTGTTCCTACCCAAACTGGTGCAACCAGCACTTCGTTATATATTTCCAACGGCTTTGCTACTAGCTCTGCTGCTCAGTACGGTTCTGTTGCTACTTTGGCTACCGGCCGTAACGCAATCACTTTAACTGCTACTCAATTAGCTGCATGGCAAGCCACAACTGCCGATATTACTAACGTTCCAGAGCCAAGCCTCTTGTCACAAGTTGTATTTACTTTTGCTATTAACGGCACAGGTATGACTGGTGGCCCAACAGCTGGTCAAGCCTACATCACAGTTCGTTATACACAGCTCGATGGTTCAATCGGTTCTACAACTGCTTACCCATACGGTAACTTTGACTAATTAATCGAATAAACGGGGCGCACAGCTGAAGGTAGTTGCGCTTAAACGAGTGTCCTCAACACCGCCCTTTTTTAAAATTTAGGAGATTAATTATGACAATGCAATATGATATAAAGTCGGCCCATTTTAGCGGTAACGGTTTTGCTGTAAATGGGCGCGTACGCCTTAAAAACCTAATTTATTTAGGTACCGGTACAGCCGGCGGTATTGACTTGTTTGATACCACTACAGCTCCAGTTAGCGCCACTTACGGCCGTTCAGGTTCTACAATCACAGTAACTTCGACAGCCCACGGATTAACAACAGGGCAATATGTAGGTATTACTTATAGCCCAGCTAGCGGTGTATCCCCAGTTGCAGGTAACTATGTAATTACTGTTGTAGATGCTAATACTTTTACAATTACGGATATTAACTCTGGAACGATTGCTACTGGTACAGCTTGTATATATTCTGGAACTGGACGTTGGATGGCTGGGTACAATACAGGCACCGCAGTTCAACCATTCCAAGTTATTTTTTCGGGTGAAGGCGTGTTAGCAAGAAACGGTGTTTACGTAACTCAGACTAATATTAACTTCCAAACTATTCAGTATGGCTAAGAAAAAAGGCCCCTCTCTAGCTGTCGGTAGAGGCGAGAAGCTTCCAGTCTCGAAAGGGGCTGGTCTTACTGCCAAAGGCCGTGCGAAGTACAACAGGGAAACGGGGTCTAATTTAAAGGCTCCGCAACCTCAAGGTGGTGCTAGGCAGAAGTCGTTCTGTGCAAGGATGTCTGGTATGCCCGGCCCGATGAAAGATGAAAACGGTAAGCCTACAAGGAAGGCTGCTAGTTTAAAACGGTGGAACTGCAAATGAGCGATATAGACCCTATTTCAACAGCCCGAGAACTAGCAACCCATGCTAACGATATCCAACATTTACAGCTTGATATGGATAAAATGGTTAAAGAAATGCAAGAGATCAAGGAAGCAATTCAGTCTATTGAAAAGACCTTGGCTCATGCGCATGGCGGTTGGAAAACTATGATGATGGTTGGCGGTGCCTTTGCTTTAATCGGTGCTATCTTGGCAAATTTGTTTCAGGGTTTTTGGAGTAGATAATGAAAGACGAAGATAAAGATTTGCTCGAAAAAGCCGGAGCGTTTGCTTTGGGCGTGCCAGCAGCTTTGATGGCTGGTAATATGGCTGGCGATGTGGCCAATAAAAACCACCTTTGGAGTGATGTTAGTGATAAAGTCGAGCAGATGAAACGTAACCAAGCGCCATCAGGAACCGAAGGCCCAAAAGTAACTCAAGCCAAACCAGTTTACAGTAAGGGGGGCAAGGTAAAAACTTTCCGCCATCACGATGGTATTGCACAACGAGGTAAGACTCGTGCCTAGTGTATCTAAAAAACAACACAATTTTATGGCTATGGTGGCTAATAACCCCAAGATGGCTAAGAAGGTTGGTATTAAACCTTCGGTTGGTAAAGACTTTTTAGAAGCAGATAAAGGCCGTAGATTTGGTGTAGGTGGTAGCCCAAGCATTACAATGGGCAGTGAAGAAATGGTTAATAAACACGAGACTCGTATGGGTAGCGAATTTGGTTACAAAAAGAATGTTCCAAATATGCCGCTCAAAAAATATCAAGGAAAGAAAGAGGGCGGTATGATTGATAAAGAATCGAAATCAGAAGAGCGCATGGAAGAAGCTAAAGATAAAAAGCAAGACATCGCTATGATTAAGAAAGCGTTCAAAGAGCATGATGCTCAAGAACACAAGGGTGGCAAAGGTACTAAAATCACTCTTAAAAAAGGTGGCTCTGTAAGGGGCTGTGGTATTGCATCTAAAGGTTTAACCAAAGGAAAAATGGTATGAAAAACGATCACCCAGCCTTAGAAACAGGCGTAGAAAACATTAAGCACGAAACAATGGCTAAAGCATTAAAAATGCACGCATCTGGCCACAAGCCACATGCAGAAGTTTTTGGTGAGCACGCTGCTGGTCATATGATTCACGATGACCACGTAGAAAAAATGTGCGGCGGCGGAATGGCTAAAGGCAAGTAATGAAAGCCTCTCGTGGAATGGGGGCTATTGCCCCTAATAAAATTCCTAAAGATGGTAAATCAGCAGTGCTGCTTAGAAAAGGTGGTGCTGTAAAAAAGGCCGTAAAAAAATTCAGCGGTGCGGATGGCCAAAGTCAGGTTAGCTCTACAACTCCAGGCGCAGACCCCAATGCAACATTAGTGGCGCAAATTGATCCAGCATCAATGACACAAGCCCAGCGAGACGCATATAACGCTTCTTTAGGGCAGGCAGATTTTCTTCAAGGTAAGAAAAAAGGCGGTAAAATCTCGGCGGTAAAACAAATGAAAAGGAAAAAATAATGGCTGGCTCTAGTATGAAACCAAGCCCAACCGGTACAGACCGTTTGGGTAAAGATGATGGCATGAAAAAAGGTGGTAAGGTTAAAAAGAACTGGATTGCTGACGCAATCAAGAAACCCGGCGCTTTGAAAAAAGAATTGGGCGTAGCAAAAGACAAAAAGATTCCGTCAAGCAAACTAGCTGCAGCAACAAAGAAACCCGGTGTCGAGGGTAAGCGGGCTAGGCTTGCGGAAACCCTTAAGGGGTTTAAAAAATGAGCATAATTTCTTGGGTTTTGGGCTTGTTTAAAAAGCCTGTTGAAGAAGTTAGTTTTGAAGCAGCTGTTTGCTCGTCTTGGCCTTTCCCTGTAGAAAGCGAAGCGGTAGAAAAACCGGTGAAGCCAAAGCGCAAGTATGTACGCAAAACTGCTACAAAAAAGCCAGCGACAAAACAACCGGTAAAAAAAGTAGCTAAAAAGAAAGCAAAATAATGCCCAGCCCTTTACTGTTAGCTTCACGAAAAGCGAATCCACGTAGCTCTGCAATGCAGACTGTGCAAACTGTACCTACTCCTACGTTGACTTCATCGCCTACACAATCAAAACCTTTAGCGGGCTCATCCCCAACAGTTTCCCCAGCAGCTATGAAAAAAGGTGGAAAAGTTGCAGGTAAACTAGCTACACGTGGTTACGGAAAAATTAAGTAATGTCAACTACCCAGTACACATCAGGCACTACGTCATTTAATTTAGATTTGAATGACATGCTCGAAGACGCTTTCGAGCGTTGTGGTCAAGAGCTGCGTACTGGGTATGACTACCGTACGGCACGAAGAAGCCTAAACCTATTAACAATAGAGTGGGCAAACCGCGGTATTAACATGTGGACTATTGAGCAGGGTACTATTAACTTAGTGCAAGGTCAAAACACATATGCGCTGCCAACAGATACGATTGATTTACTTGAGCATCAAATTCGCACAAACGCTAATAACACTTCGAATCAAACAGATATTACTATCTCGCGCATCAGTGTATCCACCTATGCTACGATCCCAAATAAGCTCGCTCAGGGGCGCCCAATCCAAGTCTGGATACAACGTATGTCCGGCCAAACAAACGCCACTACGTACACCCTAGCAAGCGCAGCAGCAGCCACAGATACAACGCTCACACTTACTTCTACAGTAAACTTAGCAGCAACCGGTTTTATTCAAATTGACAATGAAGTAATTCTTTACGGCAACATTCAGGGCAATACGCTCAATGCTTGCGTTCGTGGTCAAAACAATACAACTGCATCTGCCCATTCTCCCGGCGCTTCTATCTATGTTCAAAATCTTCCAGCGGTTACTGTTTGGCCAACGCCAGATGGATCTACCCCATATGAGTTTGTTTACTGGAGATTACGCCGCGTTCAAGACGCTGGCACGGGTGTTAATGTCGGCGATATACCGTTCAGGTTTATCCCCCCGATGGTTGCGGGATTGGCTTATTATTTATCTGTTAAGCTCCCGGGAGTAGACCCACAACGTATTTTAGGTTTGAAGCAAGATTATGAACAGCAGTTCCAGTTAGCTGCTGAAGAAGACCGCGAGAAAGCCCCTGTTAGATTTGTACCCCGCAGGATGTTTTTGGGCGGCGGTTAGGGTAGAATATGCCTAATAAGTTTGCATCAGGTAAATATGCGATTGCCGAGTGTGATCGGTGTGCTTTTAGATATAAGCTGGTAGACCTTAAGATTGAAATTATCAAGACTAAGCCTTATCAGTTAAAAGTCTGTCCTACCTGCTGGGACCCTGATCAGCCTCAGTTGCAACTTGGTATGTACCCTATTAATGACCCACAAGCAGTTCGTGAGCCACGTAGAGACTTAAGTTATGTACAATCAGGCTTAGATGCTGACGGTTTTCCAGCTGGCGGTAGTAGGCAGATTGAATGGGGTTGGAACCCTGTTGGTATGAAGTATGACTTTGGTTTAACCCAAAATACTTTAGCGGCCAAAGGTGTAGTTAATAGTGTAACAATTAGTTAAGGAGCCAAAAATGGCAAGAGATACAGGAATTGAAAGTAAGGGCAAGACTAAGGGTAAAAACCTAGGTGATTCTGGCCCAAGCGTAGGTATTCAGAACGGTAAAAAACCAGCTAAAGGTATTGCTGGCGGTAAGACTAATGATGATATGCTCAAGATGGGGCGCAACCAAGCTAAAATTAAAGCAAATGGAAAATAATCATGGCTAAAATGACTCCAGCAACAAGCAAAAACAGCCCAGCGATTAAAGTCGGTAACAACAAGAATACGCTACCAGCTGAAAAGTACGCTACTCCGCATGATATGAGCGGCAACCCAGTGAGCGGAGGATTACCCGCCGAGTCTACACAAGACGGCTCAAGCTATATGAACGAGATGAAAATCTCTAATGGCAACGTAACTAAAGGCCCATCTGCCGGCACTAAAACTGAAGGCGTTAAACAACGTGGTTTTGGCGCTGCTACTAAAGGCTTCACATCACGCGGTCCTTTAGCTTAAAGCAAATAAAAAATGAACTATACAACGCTTCTAAATACCATAAAGACATACACGGAGAATGACTTTCCAACCACGTCTTTTCTTGGTGCAGATGACTCAACTACTGTTAATGCGTTAAGTTCACAGCAAATCAATACTTTTATTACGCAAGCTGAAGACAGAATCTACAACACAGTTCAGATTCCAGTTTTGCGTAAAAATGTTACAGGTACTTTGACAGCAGCAAACCAATACCTCTCGTGCCCCGATGACTTTTTGTCAGTTTATTCTGTGGCGGTAATAGATCCAACTACGGGTCAATACTACTACCTATTAAATAAAGATGTTAACTTCATTCGCGAGTCTTACCCGTTTGGCGTTATCGGAGCTAATAATACGTATCAAGGCACCCCGCAAGGCACGCCAAAGTATTATGCTTTGTTTGGATCTCAATACTCAAGCATAAACGATTTAAGCCTTATCCTAGGCCCTACACCTGACCAAAACTACCCAGTAGAACTTCATTACTTTTATTATCCACCATCAATTGTTCAAGGTGTTATTGATTCCTTTGTCTTGACGACAGGAGGGTCTGGTTATGTTCCGGGTACATACTATAGCGTTACAATGACAGGAGGCCAAGGTACTGGTTTTACAGCCGATATTACGGTTAGCTCTTCTGGTGTTGTAACTAACGTAAGTATTGTTGAAGGTGGTTCTTTGTTCAGCGCAGGGCAAACCCTTAGCGCTCCTGCATCCAGTCTTGGCGGCGTGGTAACAACACCGTTCTTTATAACTATTAGTACGGTTAATAACACTGCTGGTACAAGCTGGCTTGGTGATAACTACTCTCCTGTATTGTTATATGGATCGCTTGTTGAGGCTTACACTTTTATGAAAGGTGAAGCGGATATGATTGCTCTATACGAGAAAAAGTATCAAGAAGCTATGAACCAATTAAAACGTCTTGGCGATGGTATGGAACGTAATGATGCATACCGCCGTGGTCAAACTAGCTTACCGTATAAAGGTCTATAATGGCTATCGCTCAAGGGCAATGCACTGTCTTTAAAAAAAACTTGTTAAATGGATTGGAGAACTTTAGCTCTACCTCTCCTTACGTCTATAAGATAGCACTATATAATAATACAGCCAATCTGGATAACACCACGCTTACGTATACAACTGCTGGTGAAGTTTCAGGTGGAGGGTATACCGCAGGTGGGCAGGTTTTAACTCCGCTTGCACCTCAAGGAGATAATAGCAACAATACAGCCTTTTTGTCATTTACTAATGTTACTTGGCCCAATTCGGGCTTTACAGCTAATGGCGCCTTGATTTACAATAGTACAACTAATGCGGCTGTAGCAGTTCTTTATTTTGGCGGTGATAAGACGTCACCTAACTTTACAATAACATTCCCGGCGGATACATCTACAACTGCCGTTATTTTGATTCAATAGGAGCAATTATGCACAATGAAATGACAAGCACTGGCGATTTTAGCAGCGCGTCGTTAGTAAAAAGAGCTGACTTCAGTGAAGTAGTTGGCATGGAAGGCCGTTTTGTAGCTAAGTGCTACGACAAAGACGGTAATCTCAAATGGGAAGATGTTATTGATAACTTAGTTGTTGCCGTTGGTAAGCAGCTAATGCTCGATACATTACTTGCTGGCTCTTCTTATACAGCTACTGTTGTTATGGGGTTAGTTGGGGCATCTCCTACATTTGCGGCTACTGATACTCAGGCATCTCACTCCGGTTGGACTGAAGTTGGTGGCGCTAATGCCCCTACTTATTCTGGAACTCGCAAAACTCCAGCATTTAGCTCTGCAACTTCTAGCGGTTCTTCACCAAGCAACGTAACTACCAAAGCTACCTCAGCCGCCGTAGTGTTTACGTTTACTGGTTCTGGTACTGTTGCTGGGTGTTTTATTAATATAAATGGTTCTTCCGCTATTGATAATACAACTGGTACTTTGTATAGCGCTGGCTCATTTACAGGCGGTAGCAAAACTGTTGCTTCTACAGACCAATTAAACGTAACATATAGCACAACCGCAACTTCATAATTGAGGGGTTACTATGTCTGTAACTTATAATAGCTCTCCTCAAGTAAATAATGCAGATGGTTCTGTTTCTTTGCCTTTTTCAGCAACGGATGGTAAATATACATTTGCCGATGCTATTGTCGGTAGTGCTGACTTTATTAATGGTTTAACATCAGATCAGATTTTAGCTATGCAAACACAGCGTTGGAACAACTGGTATGCCATTATTACCAATCCTAACCCAGCGCCAGTAGACCCTGACACTACAGCGAGTGCCTAATGGCTAACAGATATTGGGTAGGTGGTACAGCAACTTGGGATGCAACTGCTGGCACTAAATGGGCATCTACTTCTGGTGGCACTGGCGGTCAAACTGTACCTGGTTCTGGTGATTTAGTTTATTTTGATGCCAACTCAGGAGCAAATACTGTAACTTTAGGAATTAACCCTACTGTATCTGCTGTTAACTGCTCAGGATTTACTGGAACACTTGCTTTTGGTACACAAAATATTACTTGTGTATTAACAACAGCAAACCAATGGACACAATCATCTACCATGTCTGTAACAGGAACTCCTGTTGTTAACATAAATAACACTACTTCAGGAACTATTGGTATTAGCGTTGCTTCTGGAAGTGTAACAGAGGCAAATGCTATTAGTTTTAATATTATTAGCGGAACAGGTACAGCAACAGTTAATACTGGCGTAAAAAATTTAAATTTAACTGGTTTTGCTGGAACGTTAGCTAATAACTCAAGAACTATTTTTGGTGATTTTACCGCTGTAGCTGGAGTGACTTATACCGCTGGTGTAAATGCTACTTCTTTTTTAGCTACATCAGCTACGCAAAAAATTACTACTAATGGACAAACATTAGATTTTCCTATTACAGTAGGAACAGGAACAAGCACTAATACACTTCAACTGCAAGATGCTTTAACTATTGGCTCTACTCGAAACCTTACTTTAACTTCAGGAACTTTAGATTTAAACAGCAAAACACTTACTTGTGGTTTGTTTAGTTCGTCAAACAGTAATACTCGTTCTATTTTATTTGGAACAGGAAACATTACATTAACTGGTTCTGCTACTACTATTTGGACTACAGATACAGCAACAAATTTTAGTTATACAGGAACTCCAACAGTAAATTCTACATATTCAGGGTCTACTGGCACTAGAACAATGTCTTTTGCAAATACTGCTGGTGGTACAGAAACAAACGCACTTAATGTAAATATTAGTGCTGGTTCTGATAGCGTTGGTGTATATGGAAAGCAAATAAAAAATTTAAACTTTACTGGTTTTTCAGGGACAGCTACAAACTTTGTTAGAACAATTTATGGGAATTTGACGCTTTCTAGTGGCATGACATTATCGTCAGGCACAAACGCAACTACATTTGGTTCAGCGTCAGCTTCTCAACAAATTACTACAAACGGCAATAGCACAATTGATTTCCCAATAACAGTAGGCACAGGCACATCCACAAACACTTTACAGCTACAAGATGCTCTAACCATTGGCTCAACTAGAACATTTACTCTTACAAGCGGCACATTAGACCTCAATAATTTAACTCTTACAACAGGTTTATTTAACGCAAACAATACCAACAATCGTTCTATTTTGTTTGGTACAGGAAATATTATTGTAACTGGCTCTAATGCAACTGTAGTGAACTTAGGAACAACAACAGCAACAGGACTTACTTTAACTGGCACTCCTGTATTTAATGCTACTTATTCAGGCTCAACAGGAGCAAGGTCTATTGTTGGTAATACATCATCAAATCCATTTACTCTTAATATTTCCGCTGGTTCTGACAATATAAACTTATCTAATGCTCCATATTTTAATAATTTAAATTTTACTGGATTTAGTGGTTCTCAAAATAACGCAACAGGTCAAACTATAGCTGGAAATTTAACTTTCAGTAGTAGCATGACTTTAAGTAGTTCAACAGGAACATATACATTTAATGGGTCTTCTGGCACTCAAATTATTACTACTAATGGCAACTCTACTATTGCTGGAAGTTTTGCAGTAGCTACTTCAGGTTCAACTGTAGCTTTAAATGGCGCATTAACAACTTCAGGCACACTTTTTTTAACTTCAGGAACATTAGACCTTACAAATAATGGTGCTGGTAATTACACTTTAACTTGCAATATTTTAAGTGCGTCAAACAGCAATACAAGGGCGATTGCATTTGGTACAGGAAATATTACTTTAACTGGTAGTAGTACCAATATTATAAGTATGGGAACTGCCACAAACTTTTCTTATACTGGCACTCCCACAGTTAATTGTACATACAGCGGCTCAACAGGCTCTCGTGGCATTGTTTTTGGAAGCACAGGCGGAACTGAATCTAATGCGCTCGATTTTTATGTGAGTGCGGGTTCAGACACAGTAAGCATTACAACAACAACCTACGTCGGTACTTTAAATTTTACTGGTTTTACAGGAACGCTTACTAGAGGGAACTTTGTAACCTATATTTATAGAAACTTAAATTTAGGTGGAATTACCACTTATACTTCTGTAGTTGGAAGTTTAACTTTTGCTGGAACTGTTGCAACAACACAGACAATTACCAATAGTGGTGTAACAATTAATAGTCCAGTTACTTTTTTTGGCACTGCAATATATGCTTTTCAAGATGCTTTGACAATGGGTTCGACTCGAACTCTAACTTTTTCAAGCGGAACACTACAATTTAAGTCTGGCACAACCAACGCAGTCGGCACTTTTGCTACATCGGGTACAACACAAAAATATTTAATAAGTGATACACCCGGCACACAGGCAACAATTAGTCAAGCTAGTGGTACGGTTAGTGCAACCTACATGCAAATTCAAGACTCTAATGCAACTGGCGGGGCTACTTGGACAGCCCAATATTCTGCTAACAACGGCGACAATACTGGTTGGAGCTTTTTATCTCCTTCTTACTATAACAGCAGTATTACAGAACCAAGCACTTTGGCTGATATCGAAAGCTGTTTTAATTCAGTCAGTAGCAGCATTGTGGAAAACGCTGGTTATGCGGACAGCGAATCATTTACAGCTAGTTTTTATCGGGGTTTAGTTGAAAATTTAACCTCAAATGACGTAGAAACAGGGCAGGCTAGCTTTAATTCCTCTACAACAGAAAGTACAGCTTTACTAGATATTGAGACTGTTCAAGCCAATTTTCAAAGCGCCATAGTTGAGCCAAACACTTTAGCAGATTCTGAAAATAGACTTGCAACATTTACACGTTCCATAACAGAAACCCTCACCTCTGCAGAGGCAGAAGATAGAACCGCTATTTTATTTAGTAGTATTACTGAGGTGTCTACCGAAGCTGATTTAACGTCAGTGCAAGTTAATTTTAACGCTGCTGAAGTAGAAGGTATGGCCGTTTTAGATTCTCAAATAGGTCGTGGCTGGTTTAAAATAATAGATGATCAAAACCCTAACTGGGTGGTCATTAATGATACACAATAAGGACGCATAATGGCTTCAACATACTCTCCCAATCTACGCATCGAGCTTATAGGCACCGGCGACCAAGCCGGTACTTGGGGTACAACCACAGATAATACAGACGCCTATTTACTTGAGTCGGCAATTGCTGGATACCAAGCGGTGCCTATCGCACCAACGTCAAACAATCAAGTTTTAACATATATTAATGGCGCTAGTACCACAGCCTCAGTAAACCAATCGGTTTATGCCGCTTTAAAACTAACTGCTAGTGCAGTGGCGGCTAACTTTAATTTATTTGCACCGCCGGCATCAAAGACTTACATTATAAACAATCAGTCTGGGTATCAATGCACTTTATATAACAGCTCGACAATCGGTAATACAACAGCTGCCGGTACAGGCGTAGCGATTCCAAACGGCGCAACAGTCACAATATACTCTGATGGCACTAACTTTTTTGACCATAGCAACTACGCAATTAATAACTTTAGCGTAGGTGGGAATGCTCTAGTAAACGGAACTTTGACAGTTGAAGGCGCCTCTACTTTTGTTGGCATACCAAGCGGGCCGACTGCTGCGCCGGGTACAAATACTACTCAGTTAGCTACAACAGCATTCGTTCAAACAGTAGCTGGCGGTTTAGGTACTATGTCTACTCAAAACGCTAATAGCGTTGCAATTACTGGTGGAACTGTAAATGGAGTTTCGGGAACAAACTCAGGGCTTTCAGTAGGCTACGCAACTAGCGCAGGTAATTCTTCTACTACATCTCAGACCAATTTTTCAAATTTAACCATAGGTTCAAATCAAGTTTTAGATGCTGCTAACTATAACTCATACGCACCTACTTTAACTGGTGGTAACGCTTCAGGCACTTGGGGTATTAATGTTACAGGGTCTGCAGGAAGTACTTCCAATTTAGCATCATTAGGTGAGTTTCCAACGGGGAACAATCAAGACTTTAATAATGCTACAACAGGTGGTTATTATGATGTTGTTTGGGGCAATTATTCTGGCACATTAAATACGCCACCGGCGTCAAATGCATTCGGCGACCTTCAAGTTTTGCGTGGCGGAAACTTTATTACACAAATTTTCTACCCATACAATACAAATTCGTCTCCCTATTACCGTACTAATTACGAAGGGAATTGGACTCCTTGGATAACTGGGTTAAGCTCAGCCAATTACAACTCCTACGCACCTACCTTAACTGGTGGTAATGCTTCAGGTACTTGGGGTATTAATATTACTGGTAATGCCGCAACCGTTTCTAATGGTGTTTATAACAACGGTGGAACTTATGGAATAAATATTTCAGGAAACGCAGCAACCGCCACAAATGCTACAAATGCAACAAATGCAACAAATGCAACAAATGCAACAAATGCAACAAATGCAACAAATGCAACAAATGCAACAACAGCCACAAATGTTAACGGTAATGGTAGGGTTTTAGTTGGAGATGGTTCTGTAAGCTCTCCTAGTTTATCTTTTTATACTGATGGCGCTCAAGATACAGGTTTCTATCATCCCGGTGATGGTTTAATAAATGTTGCTTGTAATGGGCAAAATGTGGGTCAATTTAGTACTAGTGGGTTTAGTGGTAATGCTGCTACAGCTACAAATGCAACTAATGCTAGCTATGCAACCAATGCTGGTTTTGCAACTAATGCTGGTAATCAAGGTATTTTTGGTCAAGTCTTTACATCATCAGGAACATTTACAGTTCCAACTGGTGTTACCTCTCTTAAAGTAACCATAATTGGCGGTGGTGGCGGTGGTGGTAGTGCGTATCAAGGAGGAGGAACCGTTACTGGTGGTACTGGTGGCACAAGTTCATTCGGTGGGTATTTATCAGCGACTGGTGGTACTGGTGGCGCTGGCTCTAACGGCAATCCTTTATACGGGGCTAGTGGTACAAATGGTACTGGTGGTGGTTCTTCATTTAATTCTGCATTAGCGCCTTTAGCTTATGGAGGCGGAGCTGGTGCTGGAGGACAGCAATATGTCTATTGCGGTTGCTCAGGAGGTAATGTACTTGTAGCACAAGGCGGTTCAGGTGGTAATGGCGGAGTTGCAACAGGGTACATATCAGTTTCACAAGGAAATATAATTGCCGTTACGATTGGTAGTGGTGGTACTGGAGCAGCTTATGGAACTCATGGCCAATCTGGTTCTGCTGGTTATTGTTTAGTCGAATGGTAAAAGGAAAATAAAATGGCAGATAAAACATATTTACTTGTAGAAAACAATGTAGTTACTAATGTAGTTGTTTGGGATGGTGCAAGTGATTGGACTGTTCCAAATGGAATGATTGCATTAGAGCAAGATACAACTCCTACAATGGTTTGGACTACACCAACAGCTACAACAGCATCAGTATTAGAGTCAATTATGGGTATTGGTGCCATTGGGTATACTTGGAATGGTAGCGTATTATCAACAGGACAAACACAGCCAGTTTATGTTGCTCATCCATTAAAAACCGCAGCAGCTAATCAGCCTCAAACAACAGGCACAACCACAATAGCTTAATATGGTAATCAATGTTCCCCCAAAACACGATATGACTTACGGTGGAGCGGTTGTAAGGACATATCACGCCAATAAAGGTGAAGGAATACCTATGCACAGCCATGAGTATTCACACGCCACTATTTGTATGGCTGGCTCTTGCAAACTAACTCAAGATAATAAATTTGTAATTACAAATAAAGATTCAACACCTATTAATCTTTTGGCGGGACATTATCACGAAATAGAAGCACTAGAAGACGGCACAGTGTTTGTAAATATATTTGCTGAAAGTATGGGTTAATGAAAGAATACTTCGTCAAGTTAATGTCTGGTAAAGACAATGCTACCCCTGATTTGGGTCGGCATTCTTGGCTATTTTGTATGATTGTAGTTGTTGGTGCATCTATTTGGAATGCTGTGCAAACGGGTGTAATTGATATTGAAAAACTTTATATGAGTTTAGCCGCAGTAGTAGGTGCGCATGGTATGGCGCTTTGGGCTAAGGCTGGTACTGAACCAGACGAAAATAAGGAATAATAATGTGGACATCTATAACTGGATTTTTTAGTACCTATGCAAACATCATTCGAATCGGACTTTTTGTTATTGCTCTTGCTTGCGCTGGGTACGTTGGGTTTCGGATTGGTGACGCAAGATATTTGGACTACGTGGCAAAGACTGAAAGAGATAAAGCGACAGCAGCCCAAGAAGCGCTCGACCATGAAACGAAAGTAGTAGCCTTACAAGCACAAGAAACTAAGAAAGCACAAGATGAAAAAGCAGCTATTGAAAATCATTATCAACTCCTTCTTGCTCAGTATCGTGGTATCGGGTTGCGCCAATCAAGTACCAGCGGAATCAACCAACCCGCCCCCACTCCAGTACCAAGTCAAGGACTCAGATTACTTGAACCAGATGTCGAAGTTCTTATCGGGTTTGCAAAGCAATGCGCCATCACCGAGTCCGAGCGCAACGAAGTAATCGAAAAATATAACGCCTTAAGCGTAAAGTAAAAAATGAGTCCAGAACAGTTACAGTC